TGGTAGGAGTATTAACCCCTAAACATTTACATTTCGGAAAGTGGGCGTTGGCTGACAATGACGGAAATATTGTCGATCACGGCCCTTACTCAAAAGAAGCGGCAAAAGCGGCGGCTCAGTTAGTAGGTTAAATGGCTAAACGTAAAAAGGTTACCAAAGAAACACTGAAGTCACTGATTGCCGAGGGTATTCGCACAAGTGCTGGGTATCACGGTGGTGAGTTACAGCGTCGACGTGAAAAGGCTCTGGAATATTATTTGTCGTATCCAATGGGTAATGAAGTTGAGGGAAGGTCGGCTGTAATATCGTCTGATGTTATGGATACGGTTGAATCAATGCTTCCAAGTTTGTTAAAACCCTTCACGGGTTCCGGCGAAGTTGTAAAGTTTGCGCCTGTCGGCCCTGAAGACGAGGCAAGTGCCGAGCAAGCAACCAAATATGTAAATCATATATTTTTAAAAGATAACCCTGGAGTGCAATTACTGCACGAAGGTTTTAAAGATGCTTTGCTATCAGGCATTGGCATTTTTAAAACTTATTACGAAAATAAAAAAGACGTCACGACTGAGACGTATGAAAATTTGAGCATGGAAGAAGTAACACTTCTTTTAGCTGATCCAGAGGTTGAGGCGGTTGAGCATTCCTATGAGGAGCAAATGTCCGCCGAACTGGGGTTATTCGACGGCGATGTGGCTCCCGCTTCAACACCTTCTTTTTCGAGTGGACACTCAGTAAAAATTCGTCGTACAAAAACAAAAGGACGTTGCGTCGTCGAGACAGTTGCACCGGAAGATTTTTACATAGAGCGGAAAGCGCGCACTCTCGATGAAGCTAATTTTGTCGCCAGTCGAACTCGTTACACCGCCTCAGATTTAATTGCCCTCGGATATAAGCAAAGTTTAGTCGATCAAATACCGACACTCGATGAAGAAGATTTTACAACTGAAAAATTATTGCGAGAGCAAATCGACGACGCTGATTTTGGTGGCAGTCATACAGGCGAAGATTCGTATGACCCAACACGTCGTGAGATTTGGCTTTACGATTGTTATTTAAAAGCTGACCGCAACGGCGACGGCATCGCGGAGTGGATACGCGTCTTAGCTGGTGGTTCCGGCAGTTATCTAATCTTAGATGAAGAAGAAGTTGAAGAGCCGCCATTTTCAACAATTGTTCCCATACCAATGCCACACCGATTTTTTGGTATGTCGATAGCAGATCAAACTTTTATGATCCAAGATGTAAAAACAAGTTTACTACGTAATTTACTCGACAACATATACTTACAGAATAACCACCGGACTGAAGTGGTGGAAGGTATGTGTAATATGGACGACTTATTGAATAGTCGCCCTGGAGGAATTGTACGCGTCAAACAGCCAGGCATGGTTAGAGAAATGACAGCCGCTCCGGTAGGCGGAGATGTATTATCGGCGTTAGAATATGCAGATCAAATAAAAGAAGTTCGCACTGGCGTTACAAAACATTCTCAGGGACTTGATCAGGATTCTTTAAATCCAAACCAAACTGCGACGGGCGTAAAATTAATGCTCAATATGTCGCAACAGCGTATCGAAATGATTGGGCGGTTATTTGCTGATGGTGGCGTAAAAGATTTATTTAAAAAGATATTGAAATGCGTTTCAATGCATCAAAACCAAGAGCGCGTAATCCGATTGAATAATCAATGGGTGCCAATGGATCCACGGAATTGGAATACGGAATACGACGTCACGGTTATGGTTGGTCTTGGTCATGGCAACGACGAAATGCGCGTGTCGGCTTTAACAAATGTCCTCAATGCCCAGAAGGAACTTGCGGCAAATATGGGTTTTGACAGTGGGTCAATTGTATCGCGTCAAAATGTTTATTCTGCACTCGTTGACTTAGTTAAAGAAGGCGGGGTTGAAGCAGAGAAATATTTTACACAACCAGCCCCAGACGGGTCTGACATACCGCCACCAAAACCAGACGCAAACGAAATGTTTATGCAGTCGCAGATGAAAATCGAAAACGATAAGCTAATTATAAAACGCGAAGAGATGCAGATCGACCATAGTGAAAAGATGCAAGAGTTACAGGCTGAGATGGAAATTAAACAGCAAGAAATGCAATTGAAAGTTATGGAACTGGAGCAAAAACTTGCGATTGAAAGAGAGAAGATTTCTGCGGATATGGAACAAACAGCCGCACAAATCGCCGCTGATGCTGAAAGCGGTAGTGCAAAACTTGAAGTTGAAGCGAGCTTGGCGAGAGAGAGACTGGAACATCAATCAATTGAAAATGATAAGAGGGTAGAGTAATGGGATTGCTAGACGCGTGGAGAACAACACGTCAAAATATTATTGATTCTAAGCCTACCTACAGCCGCATTTTTCCTGCTCAAGATTACTCGGACGGCGTTTATCGCGGCAATACAAATAATCCAGTTGTCGCGTCAGCTTCTACTGGTGGCATTGTTGGGCAACCCGCTCCTTTTACAAAAAGAAGAATAGACAACGGCGGTGGTGGTGGAGATTTTGACGACAACAATACAAGTTTTGTTGATAACGATGTATTCCAAGCTCTAGCCCAAACTGGCGCAGGGGTGCGCGGTGAAGATTATGATCGTCCAAATAGTTTTTTTGAATCTTCAAATGCAAATGAAGCTCAACCTAATGTAATCAGTGCTGACCTTAACCAAGATTTAAATGTCCTGACTGGCAGAGAAATGTCAGACGCAACACAAAATCCAGATAATAATAGTTTCTCATTAGGTAAAGCTGGAGATTTGGCAACTAATGTCGGTGACTTTGCATTGAATGCAATAAAAGGTGGGCCAATGGGTACAGCGTATACTATGGCGACAAATGACGCGTTTCCAAGGGAAGCATTGCCAGCGGCGGCGGCTTTAGCAATGGCTCCGATGGTTATTCCAGGCATGGGTATTTTAGGTACAATTGGCGGTGCTTTAAATAACGCGGGAGCCTACCACGATTTCGGCAATGATCCTGATATTAATAGTGCTGGTGGAGAAATTAGTTATCAAAATGGACTAATGTCTGCCCCAACAAATGCACCTGGCGGCTACGTTTATCAAGATGGCGAAAAAAGTAATATAAATAGCCTTGCCGCAATGGATCCAAATACACCGATAAATGTCGGTGGTGGTGAATATTCTAGCGCGGGTGATTTGTATCAAGGTCTTTCGCAGACTGGTGCAGGGGTAGAAGGCGAGGATTATAACCGATCTGAATCTTTTGGTGATAGTGACGGTGGCGGTGATAGTGGCGGAACGGTAATTTGTACAGAGCTTCACCGACAAAAATTGTTATTAGACAATGTATATGATGTTGATCGAGAAGTTGGATTGTATTTTGAAAAGAACGATCCACTAGTTGTAAAAGGTTATCATTTTTGGGCAGTGCCTCTTGCAAGGTTAATGTCAAAGTCAAAAATAGTAACTGCACTTGTAAAGCCAATTGCGTTGCCTTGGGCAAATCAAATGTATGCTCAAAAACATAATTTAAAAGCTAACCTGATCGGTAAATTAATGCTTCTAATCGGTGTACCGTTTTGCAGATTTCTCGGAAGTCTTTTAACAAAAATTGAAAAGGTTACCTTAAATGACACTAGAACAAGATCGGCATAAAGGAAGTTTAGCACGTCAAATTATTGATAATCAGGTTTTCCAAGACGCATTTAAAACAATGGAAAATAATCTATTTGATGAGTGGAAAGTTTGCCAAGACCAAACTCAAAGAGAGGCAGTCTGGATCATGTTTCAGATGATGCCAAAGTTTCAATCGATATTAGAAGCGACGATTGGTAACGGCGCAGTTGCGTCAAAACAATTAAATGATCTTAACCCCAAGCGAAAAAGGAAATAGAATTATGGCCGAAGAGACAGTCACACCGGAAGCACCGGAAACTGTACAGGTAGCGGATGTCGCATCGGCATCCGACGCATTAGAAGGACTTCTAGATTTTGGTGATGAGCCAGAACAACCTGGATCAGATAGTGCGGATGATCAGCCCAACGAAGCTGTTACCCCAGAAATGGAAACAGAAAAAATTGCGGTTGAAGTTGCCAATGACGACGATGGTGACGAATTACAATCAGAAGAAGTGGCAGTAGCTCAAGACGACGAAGTTGAGACGCCTGACGCCGATGATCTCTACGAGGTAACTTTACCTGGTGGAGTTAAAGCACAGGTCACACTCAACGAATTGTCTAGAGGTTATTCTCGCGAAGCTGATTACACGCGCAAAACGGAAAGTCTAGCGCAACAACGTCGGGAGTTGGCGGCTGAACGCGAAAGTGTTCAACAAGCCGTCGAAAATGAACGGGCGCAGTATGCTCAAAGTCTCAATCAAATGAGTGAGGCACTCGGCGCACAACTTTCACAAAATCAAAATATCGATTGGGATACGTTAAAAGAAGAAGACCCAATTGAGTTTGCAACGCAATGGGCAGACCACCAAAGAAAAAGTGAGCAATTGCGAAACTCTCAGGCGCAGTTACAGCAAATGAGATATGAGCAGGAGCAACAAGCTAAAAATCAACACGCCGTTCTTTTACAAGAACAAGCGCGAGTTTTATCTGAAGCTATTCCTGAGTTTCGAGATGAAACAACGGCTGAAAAAATGCGTAACGATATGCGTACTTTTTTAAAGTCAAATTATGGTGGTTTTAACGATACAGAAATTAGCTCGGTAGCAGATGCGCGTCATGTGCAATTAATTGCTGATGCTATGAAGTGGAGAGGTCTTCAGTCATCTAAAGTAAAAGTTGAAAAGAAGGTTACGTCACTTCCAAAGGTTGTTAGAGGTTCAGCGCAAAAAACGAAAGTTGATGTCGATCAAGAGCAAGCTATGTCCAAAATGAAACGGGCAAAAGCAAGTGGTCACGTAAATGACGCGGCTATTGCAATTGCTGATTTAATCTAGGAGATGCCAAATGGCACAACCAAGTAACACCTTTGATACTTACGATTCAAAAGGAAACAGAGAGGCGTTGTCAGATATTATCTACTCGATCTCTCCGACTGAAACACCATTTATGAATATGGCGGCTCGTGGCAAAGCTACGGCGACGTATGAAGAATGGCAAACTGATGCGCTTGCAAGTGCATCGGCATCCAACGCCGTAATTGAGGGTGATGAAGCTACTCTTGATGCTAGCGTGGCAACTGTGAGAGTTGGAAATTATACACAAATTTCTGATAAGACTGCCGTAATTACTGGAACTCAAGAGTCCATAAACAAGGCTGGTCGTAAATCTGAAGTTGCTTACCAAGTAGCGAAAAAGGGTAAAGAGCTAAAACGTGATATGGAAGCGGCTCTTACTAGTAATACGGCACAGGTTGCGGGTAACGCGACGACTGCTCGAAAAGCGGGGTCGTTAGGTTCATGGATTGCGACAAATGATGTTCTCGGAACTGGGTCTGCCGCCTCACCGACGGGTGATGGCACTGACGCTCGAACCGATGGTACTCAACGTGCGCTGACCGAGAGCCTACTAAAGACAGCTATCCAGTCTTGCTGGACTGAAGGTGGAAATCCAAGCTGTGTGATGGTCGGCCCACACAATAAAACTGTTATTTCTGGTTTTACCGGAAATTCTACACGTTTTGATAAAGGCGAAGACAAAAAACTTGTTGCCTCTATCGACGTGTATGAATCAGATTTTGGAGCTATGGAAATAATTCCAAATAGGTTTTCTCGTGAGAGAGACGCCTGGGTTCTTGATAAGGAAATGTGGCAAGTAGCATATTTGCGTCCCTTTTCTCAGTTCGAGTTAAGCAAGACAGGTGACAGTGAAAAGCGTCAAATGCTTGTGGAGTATACTCTTATCTCACGACAAGAGAAGGCTTCCGGCATGGTAGCTGATTGTACTACTTCTTAATATTAAGCGGGGGGTCTTTTGGCCCCCCATTTTTTAAGCACTCAGAACGCCCTCTAGTGGGGGTGAAGGGAAATTATTATGCGAACACTAAATGATTATTTTATTCCATTTCAAATCAACGATGTTTCAACTGCGGGTCAGGTTTATATTCCTGTTCCTGATGGTGGCAAAATTATAAAAATCGCTACGATTTTAAATGGAGCCATTGGCACTGCGGATGCTGTCTTGACCGCTAAAATTAACAATGTTGCTGTGACTGGCGGCGTCGTAACAATCGCTACTGCATCAAGTGCGGCAGGTGATCTTGATAGTGCAGTTCCAACTGCGGCAAATGAAGTTCTTGAAGATGACAAGCTGGAAATTGAGACTAACGGCGCGTCGTCGAATGCTATTGTTGTAAATGGCATGATTACAATTCGTCGATAGGAGTTTTGCAAATGCATCCATACCCAATTATTACCGTTGGAGCGGTTGCGAAAACGGTCACGTCTGGCGGAAGTTCCGCCGAGACAACTATTCCAAACGACGCTTCCGGCGCAACTGCAAAAGTTGTACGGATTACAAGTAACGGAACGGCTCACGTCAAAGCTGTTCTCACCGGAACTGCGGCAACGGCTAATGATATAATGGTTGGCCCAGGAGACGGTATCTTTCTCCACGTTCAAGGATTTACGCACATAGCATATATTCAACAAGCGTCGGGAAGTAAAATTAATATTGTACCAATTGAGGGATAATATGAGCGAAGATTTTCTAAAGACAGAGTTCTTTCACGATGAATCTGATGGCAAGTATATCATAAAACGAGAGCAAGACATTGAGCCTATTTTGAATGCAAATAAAATAGCTCAAAACGATGGCTCAAATGGATATTCTAAAAGTCGGGATTTGAGGCGCGTTGCCTCAATCCCACTCGTCGTTATTGAGCAGTGGATGAAAGAAGATGGCGTTAACATACTTGCGTTGACGGGAGACGAAAAACAAAAATATTTTCGTAGAAAATTAAACGACCCTGACAACAAATATTTCCGCACTGACGCTGGTGGACTTGTTTTATAAGGACAATATAAATGGCACTTACGAACTTTACGACAATAAAAGCGGTCATTGCTGATTATCTAGATCGTTCTGATTTAGCTGATCAAATAACTGACTTTATGTCTTTAGCAGAAAATCAAATTTATAGAGATTTGCGTGTAAGTGCGATGGAGACAAGTTTGTCTGCAACTATTTCGTCGGGAACAATTTCGGTTCCCAGTGGTTATATTGAAATGAAGAATTTATTTCTCAATACGTCACCAGTAACTCCGTTAGTTAGAAAAGATTTAAACTTTATTTACACTAATCACCCGACCCGATCCGCTGATGCACGACCATCATTTTTTGCAAGAGAAGGTACTAATTTTATATTCGGCCCTTTCCCAGATAGCAATTATGCCGTTCTAGGTTTATTTTATAAAAGGCTCGATGCACTTACTGGGACAAACACAAATTTTATTACGACAGATATTCCAGAGGCATTAATATTTGGTGCTTGTTTGGAAGCGGAGCCATTTTTACAAAACGACGAGCGTATTGCAGTTTGGAAAACTAAGTACGACGAAGTTATTAAAGACTATCAGGCGAAGGATACGGCTGAAGCATTGTCGGGCTCACCTCTAACTGTAACGGCGGGTTAACATGATACCACTAGGGGAATACCTACCTGACTTGCCAGCTTTTAATAACCCAGGGGCAACAGTTGCTAATAATGTAATCCCCACAGTGATGGGTTACCGTCAATTAGGAAGTATATCTCCTTATTCGACAACCGCATTGACAGCAAGGGCGCAGGGTCTGGGTTCCGCACAAGGTGGCGACGGTGTGGTTGAAATGTTTGCGGGGGATGCAACTAAATTATATCGTTTAGTTGATACGGCGTGGACATCTACAAACACTGGTTACACGACGGCAGAAGATTCTGCATGGCGATTTGCTCAATTTGGCAACACGATGATCGCAACGAATTATGCAGACGATGTTCAAAAGTGGACACTTGGAACGTCGTCTACATGGTCTAATTTAGCTGGATCACCTCCGAAGGCGCGGCATATAGCTGTAGTTCGTGGTTTTGTAATGCTTGGTGATTGTGTGGAAAGTGGAACACCGTACACAAACCGAGTGCGCTGGTCTGGATTAGAAAATCCAGAAACTTGGACAGCCAGCCAAACGACACAATCTGACTTTCAAGATTTTGTTGGCGAAGGCGGTGCAATAACAGGAATTGTTGGCGGTGAATTTGGAATAGTTTTATTAGAGCGGTCTATTTTCCGATTAGATTTTCAAGGAACACCATTAATTTTTTCCGCAAATGAAATAAGTCAAACAATCGGCACACAAGTTTCGGGATCAATAGCGGCATTGGGTCGGAGAATATTTTTCTATTCTGATGACGGTTTTTATATGTTGGAAGATGGATCAAAATTAACTGCGATAGGCGCAAACAAAGTTGATTCAACTTTTGAGGTTGATTTTGATTCAGCATTTGCCTCTAGGGTGACTGCGACAATTGATCCAGTCAATCATTTATACATTATGAGTTATCCAGGTTCCGGTCATACCGCTGGGACACCAAACAAATTAATAATATTTGATTGGGTAAATAACAAATGGTCGACGGCAAATTTTGACCACGAATTAGTAGCGCGAAGTTTGTCGACGGGTTTTACAATTGACACGCTTGACGACATATCAACAAATATTGACACCCTTGCGTTCTCACTCGACTCACGAGCTTGGGTCGGTGGTTCTGTAAATCTAGCGGCGATGGATACTAATCATAAATTAGCGTATTTCACTGGTACAGGACTAACGGCGACGTTGGAAACATCAGAGTTTCAACCTATGGCTGGACGTCGGAGTTTTGTTAATTTAGTTAGGCCAATTTTTGAAGGGTCTGGCAGTACAGTAACCGTTCAATTGACAGGCCGTAATGTTGGTACGGGGTCTATTAGTTTTAGCTCGGCAGTGTCTATAAATGCCAGTGGCAATGCACCCGTTCGACAAGATGCTCGGTATCACAGAGCAAGAATAAATATAAGTGGCGGGTTCGATCACGCGCAAGGGATTGACGTGACATGGAAGGCTAGAGGCAAAAGATAATGTCTCAAGGTTTTCTCCCCGTACCTGTGACCTGGGCAGACGACGAAGAACATCGTCGATTAATTGCAAATGCTGTTAACTCGTTGAGAGACGGTAAAATTAATGCAACTGGCACGGCAACACTTGCGACGTCGGCAACTTCGACAGTTGTAACTGAAACCCGATGCGGCGGCGATAGTATTATTTTACTTATGCCAACAACCTTAAACGCGGCAGGGGCATTATCAACGACTTTTGTGAGTACGGTCGGCAAGCAAACTTTCACAATAACCCATGTGAGTAATAGCCAAAATGACAGAATATTTAGGTACACAATTTTCGGATAATGACGAAGTAGAGCAACTTCATAAATGGTGTAAAAACGATAGTAACGCAGTTGTGTTTTTAAGAGTGATTGCAGAAATTTCTCAAATAGCTGACGATTATGCAGACGGTGACGAATTTGGTTCTGAGGCAATGACACGTCTTTTACATTTATGCTTAGTCGCTATTCCGTCTAACCCATTTTATATAAAAAATCAGCCCTGGCTGATGCCTGTCATGTCGGCAAGTATGATTATGTGGAATGCATCCAACGATTGGAAAAATGAGTTTGGCTTTGTTTATCGAGAATCTTTAGAGCAAATAATACACGTCGTTGCATTAATTATCGGCGGTCAAAAACACGCCAACAAAGTCGCAAAAGAAGTAAACAAATTCTATCACCAAGATCACGGTGAAAATTATAAAAATTGGTTAAAGGAGCAAAACTAATGGCTAGTTTAGGTGGAGGTTCACAAAGACCCGCGGGTACTGTAACTCAAACAACGTCGAAAGAGCCCTGGGAAGATCAGCAACCACATTTAAGGAATGTTTTTTCTGAAGCTGAAAATTTATATAATTCCAGTACACCAGAATATTTTTCTGGCAATACTGTAGCCCCGTTATCTGATCCGACAATGACGGCTTTAAATTTACAAGAAGGACGCGCTTTAGCTGGAAGCCCATTATTAAATCAAGCGCAAGATGAATTAAGCGCAACTTTAAGTGGCAACTATTTAAACAATAACCCAAACCTGCAAAATATGATCGATGCGTCTTCCGCTGGAATTGTTAGGAATTATCAAAACGCAATTGCCCCAGGCATTGATTCAGCATTTACAAAAGCCAATCGCTACGGCTCAAATGCATTTAAAACAAATGTCGATGATGCACAAATTAATTTAGCTGACTCGCTTGGTCGAGTTGCTAGTAATATTGCTTATTCTGATTATGGCAGAGAGCGAGGTCTGCAAAATCAAGCTATTAATATGGCTGATCCATTAAGCCAAGCTGACTACAACGACATTGCTCAACTTGGTCGGGTAGGTCAGGTTTTTGACTCTCAAGGACAAGCAGAATTATCGGCAGACATTGACCGATTTAATTTTGAACAAAATAAGCCAGCTAACAAACTTGCACAATACAGTGGATTAGTTTCTGGTGGTTATGGATCAACTGGGACACAAACAACACCATTTTTTAATAATACAGGTGCATCAGTCCTAGGGGGTGCGCTCGGGGGTCTCGGTGCCGCATCCAAACTTGGTGGGGGTATGGGTGATTTTAGCACCTTTGCTTTAGGTGGCCTTGGTGCTTTGGGAGGGTTATTATAATGGCCTCATACCCACGAGCTAATCCTTACCACGCGTATCCTGTCGGTGCTGACATAAATTTAGTTGGGACATACGACGTCAACGAAGCGTTAAGAGATTTGAAAAATCGCTCTGCGTCACCATACGCATCAAGTTCTTTTAGGCCACCGATGAATCGAGAGACACCTGTTTCCAATGTTGCGCCAGTTGCAAATCAACAACAAACTGCGCCTATGGCAATGCCACAACCTGGCTTGCTCGGTGGGTCGCCAATCGGTGGCGGTTTATTAGCGGCGTCAAATGTATTAAGTCAAGTTGGCATGAACTCACCAATGCCTCGGTCACTTGGTAGTGCAATTGGGCCAGCTTTAAATGCATTTGCTCAAGGGTATGCTCAAGATCAGCAAACAGCAATAAAGAGGGCGAGAGAGCAAGCTCTTATTAACAAGTATGGGCCAGAGGCATTAGTCAGTGGTGCAATTCCTGCGCTTATAGCCGCAAATGCTGAAAAGAAAAACCTTGCTAATATGCAAACTTTATTAGGTCAAACCCCCGAAAATATAGAAGCCAAATTGGGTATGAAACTAACTCCCTCGGAATTAGCACAAATAACAATTGCTGGTAATGCTAAAGAACTTGGCGCAACAATTAAAAGTATATCAAAAGGTAAATTTGATACTGCAAAAGTTCTTAGAAATGAATTTGGCGAAAAAACAAAATCTCTTTCTAAAATAATCGGAGCGGGTGAAGAAGCAATAAGAATGCTTGATGCAAATGAGGGAACAGGAAGTGTAGTGGGTGTCGATGATTTAGTTACTCTTTACACAACAATCACTGCTCTCGATCCTGATAGTGTGGTTCGTGAGGGTGAGGTCGCGTTAGGCAGAGAAATTGTTTCAATAATAAAGAACATAAAACAAAAACTTGATAAAGTTAATGAAGATCGAATATTACCAATATCTGCCGCTAAAGAAATGAGACAAATGGTGTTCAATCTTGCATCAAAAGCAGAATTGGCATCTGGGGGCTTAGAAACCTATTACTCAGGTCAAGCAGAACGGCTTAAAATACCCATTATAAATGTAATCACACCTCGAAGAAAATTACCTTCCCGTAAATTTCCTTCAAACAGCACAAATGGTTCTCCAAAATTTGAAAAATAGAGATTGTTAAATGAAAATTGATTCAAAAGATATGTCGAAGTGGGCAACTCAAGTTACAAAATTTAGAGCGCAAAATTGGAATGATGAAAATATTACGCGTGGTCTGAAAAAAGCTGGCATACCAGCAACCTTAGAGCAAATCGACGACCATATTTCTTCTTGGGCAAATGTCTTTAGAACGGCAGGTCAAGGTTTATCATATGGTTGGGGAGATGAAATAACTGCGGGTGTAAAATCTGCGTTTACAGATCAGACATACGATGACGCGGTTGCAGAAGAACGACAAGGAATTAAAAATTATGCAAGTGCAAATCCGGCTAAAGCACTCGGTCTTGAGGTAGCTGGCGCACTGCCAACGATGTTCGTCCCAGGTCTAGGACAGGCAAGAGCGGCCTCAATGGGCGGCAGAATTGGTAAGGCGGCATTACAAGGCGGCGGTGAAGGTGCATTGTATGGGTTCGGAACGGGCGAAGGTGATATATCAAATCGAGCTAAAAATGCAGGACAAGGAGCAATTTTTGGTGCGGGTGGCGGGACGATTATGCGGGGTGGTATTGAGGCTCTTGCGCCAAGTATAAAAAAAGGTTTTGCGAGAATGGTCGGCACAAGTGCAGACGAACAAAGAGCAAAAAATATATTGCGAGATACGACACGTTATGACGGTGGGCCACAAGCAATAACACAAAAAGCCGAGGCAGTTGCCCCTACACTTAGAAATGATGCTGTGCTTGGTGACTTAGGTGAAAATTTACAAACGACAACGTCGGCAGTATCTAATATTGCGGGTGATGCAAGATCACAAATTCAACCTTTAATGAGGGGGAGAGAAGATCGTGCAGGAAGCCGAATTGTTAAAAGCGTACAAAAGGGATTAGCAACAAAAAAACCTTTTTCAATGTTTATGGCAGATGAAATTTCTGAGATTACAAAAGCTCAAAGAAAAGCATCTGGCCCTGTGTATCGAGAAGCGTTTGAAGAAATGGATTTAACGAACCGAATGGGTTCACTTTCACAACTTGCTAAACACCCACTTATAAAAAAAGCATCTAAAGGTGCAAAAGATTTTGTTGAAGTCGGTGAAAAATTCGATCTCAAAAATACCTCAAATCCAAGAACCTGGGATTTAATAAAACATGGTTTGGATAAGATGTATGAGAAAAATACAATTCCACTAAAGGGGCCAAATAAAACAGCGGGTAAAATACAAAATATAAAGACGCAATTATTAGAAATTTTAGACAGCGAAATGGTTGATCCATCTGGCGCATATAAAATAGCTCGTCAAACTTTTGCTGAACCAGCGCAATTAAAGAATGCAATGGAAATGGGATACAGTCTGTTTCGCGTAAAAAATACAGATAAGATTGGCTATGGATTACAAGAAGTCGCGCAAATGTCGGCTCCAGAATTAGACGGTTTTATTCGCGGCGTTGGGTTTTCAGTCCGCGATGTATTGCAAGAGGGGCCGGAGAGTGCGTCAGCAATACGACGATTGGTTAAAGGGCCAAAAAGAGAAATATTGAGGCGCGCAATAAATGATGACGTACGGTTTGATATGTTTATTAAAGAATTAGATGACGAGCTAATGATGTTTGAAACATCGTCACAATTACTTGGGCGTGGACAATCACGCACTGAGGTATTAAGGCGAGAAATTGATAACTTGATGTCAAAATCAGGGGGCAATAATAGAATGTCGGCTGAAGGTTTTCTTTCTATTATTGCAAGTAAAATTATAGGTGAGGGGGCTGAAGTTTCAAAAGATAAAACCATGAGGATTTTATCAGATATGCTAATGACCCCAGCTTCTGACGTAAAGAAAATTTCTAAATTACTAACCGGAGATGTAACTGACCAAATCTATAACGCGGTAAATGCTATAGTTTCTTCATCATTAGAAAAAACAGGCCGCCGGACTGGAGCAATTGCATCTGACAGAATGGGAGTGCAATTCTAATGGCATCGATTTACGATTGGTCGACAACAGCAAATAGCAACGCGTCAATTTCTGGCAGTTCAATTAACTGGGCAGAGAACCAGGCACCGTCGACAATTAATAACAGCGCACGAGCGGAGATGGCGGACGTCGCAGGGTGGCGTAATTTACTTGGTGCTACAAAAATTACATCCGGCACAAATACTATGACGTTAACTTCGGGGTTATCGCTTACAGCTTACTCGCAAGGTCTTTTGTTTGCTTTTGAAAATGGTGCCACAAACACGGGAGCCTGTACTATTAACATTGATAGTATTGGAGCGAAGGACATTAAGAAATATCATAATGTCGCGTTATCATCAGGCGATTTAGTTGCTGGCGGTTTATACATAATCGGTTACGAAGCAACTGCCGGTAATTTTCAATTATTAAGTCCAGTAGCAACTGGGTCTAGCGCGCCATCAACAATAACGATTGCAGATGAAAGCACAGACACGACTTGCTTTCCTTTATTCACAACTGCGGCAACGGGTGACCTCGCTCCAAAAACAGGCACTAACATTACGTTTAATAGTAACACTGGCGAGTTAGCGGCAACCAAGATGACACCAACGTCACTTGGAGCCACGACACTATCTGGAGCAATTACAGGTGCAGATCAAATTGTATCAGCAATTAACCTTAAAGATTACGGGGAGGTAACAAATGCTATTGGAGCTACAGGAGGCGGTACGCAAGATATTAACCTTACTCTTGGTAATAGCGTTACTGCTACCGTGGATACTTCTGCTAACACCTTTACTTTTAGTAACCCTACTGCTTCAGACGAGCTATGTGGTTTTACCCTCGAACTCACCAACGGTGGATCGCAGACGGTAAACTGGCCCGGTACAGTTGATTGGGCTGGAGGGTCTGCCCCTACGCTAACGACTAGCGGAGTTGATTACTTAGTGTTCTGGACTGTCAATGGTGGGTCTAGGTGGTACGGAGCTTTAGTTGGATTGGCTTTCGCTTAATGACAAATTTTAGAAATGCAATGATGGCGGCGGCATACACCGCTAGTGCATCTGGTGTGACAATCGAAAACTCTGCGTTGTTCTCAGCAGTTAATCAAAGTTTGTCGAGAAGTCAGGGAAGCGGATCAAACACCGTTTGGACTTTTTCAAGTTGGATATATAAATGCGAAAGTAAAAATCAAGTGTTCCTAAATTCTGGAAGTTCGCCAGAAGGACAACTAGGTTGGGATACCAGCGACAGATTATATATTTATAACGGCAGTACAATTGTTGCACTAACGACTCAAGTTTTTCGTGATATTGGTTGGTATCATATTCACATTGCCTATAACACATCTGCGTCAGGTACAGATAAGGTTAAACTTAGTGTCAATGGTTCGCTTGTTAGTGCCTTCGATACAGACAATAGGTCTTCAGCTGGTGCCTTTAACAATATGAATCAAAGTGGTCAGACACTAAGGTTAGGGAATAATGGCAGTGATTCTGGAACTGTTTGCCTATCAGGATTTATGGCTGAAACTGTTATCTTAGATGGAACAGCATCACAAGCTACGAGCTTTGCAGAGTATGACTCAACAGGAACATATTGGACACCACTAGCAAGTGCAACAATCAAAGCATTAACATTTGGTACTAATGGTTTCTATTTAGATAACACTACAAATGCTGAAACTTCAGCAACTGGTTCTAACTCGTTCACGAATAATAATACTGTTACAACTACTTCATTAATGACTCCGACAAAACTTCCAAGACTTCTTTGGAATCCTTTATCACCAGCATTTGCCGGAACTCTAAGTCAAGGCAATACTAAACTAGCATCAAGTGGTGTACATCAAGGAGCTTTCGCAAATACTAATTTCCCAAAAACTGGAAAATGGCAGACTGAAGTGTTAGTTGATGTAAGCGGAAGTTCTAGTGCTATTGTATCATTTGCAATTATGCCAAGCTTATCGTCAGAATCTCTGAACCAATATATAGGAGATAACTCTGATTCATATGGATTTTATGTTTACCCTACAAATCAAGCATTTTATAGTGGAACAAGCAGTGTATTCACAACGGGTTCTGTGGCTAGATCAACATTCAAATATCAAATTTGTTGGGACGCATCTGCTGGAGATGGTACAGCAGATGTTTATTTTGGCATAGATAATACTTTTTATGACAATGATGGAAGCACTGACGGAAATCCAGCAACGGGCGCAAATCCAACTATTGAAAATTTAGATATAAGTACTTCGGAATGGAATTTATTAGGGATACCTTATGACGCAGGTACATTAACGACTGCTGATGAAGCTGATTGGGAATATTCAATACAATCTGGCTACACAGCATTAAATTTAACAAATGTAACAGACGCTGTGACGTTACCCACAAGCACAATCGATGATCATTTCAGAACAATTTTGTATACAGGAAATGGATCAACTCAAACAATCACGACAACTATTCGGCCTGATTTTATCTGGACAAAAAATCGAACTAGCTCTGGCCCAGCAATTGTGGATGCTGTTCGAGGGCCAACCAAAAGTGTTCAGACAAATTCTTCTGGGAATGAATTTACAAGTTCGAACTCAATTACATCTTTAGGCGCAACTAGTTACGATTTAGGGTCAGATGGTGATCACGGAAGTTTCAACGATAATGGTGATGCCCACGTCGCTTGGGTCGCACAGCTTGGAGGTGTTCCTAGTGCAACAAATTCCGCTGGTGCTGGTGCTACCCCGACAGCCAATAGCGTAAAAATTGATGGATCAAATCTAGGATCGGCTTTAGCTGGAACAATCCCAGTTACGAAACTAAGTGCCTCAACCGAGTTTGGGATGAGTGTTATTTCTTACACAGGCAACGGATCGGCTGGTGCAACTTTTTTTCATGGGTTATCAGCAACACCACAAATGTATTGGGTCAAAGGTCTGGATGGCGGTGATCACTTTTATGTATACCACTCAGGTGTAGCATCTGACGCTGAAACCGATGCTTTGCTCTTAAATGGCACGAGCGGATCGTATGATGATGCGACTCTGTGGAATGATACTGCGCCAACGTCTTCGGTCATTTCTTTAGGAAGTAATAATGGCGTGAATCAATCTGGTAAAAAATATCTAGCTATAGCCTTTGCACCATCTGCATTTTGTATGGTGACCAGTTGGCTTGGAAATAATAACTCGAACGGTACTTTCGTGCCTACGGTAAGCACTTTGTCAGATGGCATTGTGCCGATGGAGCCGAGATGGGCTTTGATAAAACAAAGTTCTGCGGCTGGGCAAAATTGGTATATGTATGATCGAGTGCGTGATCCGATTAATCCGATGACTAGAGATTTAAGAGCTAATGCCGCAACTGCTGAAAGTGGCGATTCTTCTGATAGCATTGATTTTTTAACCAGCGGTATAAAATTTTATTCAAATCATTCTGGCACCAATGCCGCTCAAACGTATGTCGCTTTAATTTTTGGTCAGCCGATAATTTCTAAAGATAAGACACTGTTGGCTGGGCGTTAATATGGAGTTAGACGGTAAAATTTTAGGAGAAAGATAATGTACGTAATAGAAAACAAAAATAACCAACAAGTAGCGATCTTGCACAATCTGTCTGTAGTCAAAAGACCTGACGGTGGTATGACAAGCAACGCCAAAGTCGATGAGCAGTTATACGATGAAGGTGGGACAGTTTACTTCATCAGAGAAGTAGAAGAAGTCTCTGAGGGTACAGGGAGTCAGAAAGCTAACTCACCTCAACCTGAGTACAAAGACGGTAAGTGGAAACGTATAACCAAGTACAAAGAGCCAACAGTGCCAGCAGAGGTTGTCTACCAAGGAACTGACGAAGACGCTAAAAACTCAGACGGTGTTTCAACATACGATAAGTTTTATGCAGACAATTATAAAACATACCGTCAAAGTGCATACCCCAATGTCGAAGAACTTATTGTAGCCCTGTGGGAGAAAGAGGTAGAAGGTCGTTCAACTGATGCAGACGCTCTCGAAGTAAAACGTCAGGCAGTTAAAACAAAATACCCTGCGCCGGAGTAATTCAAATTGGAGCTAGGACTGCGAGAGTTACTTACCATTGGAACGGTGTTGGCGGGGCTTGGCGGCACTTGGGCGGTAATCAAGTCAACCGTTGCTCGCATCCAAGAAGACCTTAAAGGTATTCAAGACGAAATTCAGTCACTCAATATACGCTTAGATAATACCGAGTCAGGCGATGCCGTTATGAAACACCAAATATCAGTAATTGGTGGAATTTTAAGTCCTGGCAATTTGGAATCTACGGCGAGAGAAGCTGAAGCTCTGACAAATAGAATGAACGCTTGTCGTCGAGATGTAGATACATTGATGCATATGCACAATGGGAAACACATGTCAGTGGAGAAATAATGTTTAAAGCTGTGATATTTCTTTTTATTTACACCGGAGAAGTTGGCATCCCGACTATTATTAATGATCCATTGCCACCCACAAAAACATTTTCAGAGTGCCTCTTACGAGGGGCAAATATTATAAAAGTTATCTACCAAGGCAAGCACGTTATTGTTGAGGCGAAGGCTGGTTGCGTGAAAGTTAAAGAACAAAAAAAAGATGGTGAGGGAAAAATAGAGGAAAAAGCAATTTAAGGAATCTTATTTATGGCCCTAGCAAAATGTTCAGATGATGAGTTTATTAAACTATTTCAACAACACGGCGCAACTGAGCTAAGTAAAATTTTAGAAACAAGTGTCCGAAGTGTGTTTTCTCGACGTCGGTCAATTGAAAGTAGAATTGGTTCCAGTCTCAATTCTCCAAACGCTAGTTTAAAAATTTTAGGTGAAAGTACACTTTACGATGCTGAAGGTGAAGTAAAACTAACCTGGGTAAAAACTACAGCCGACAAAGAAAAACAAGAGCAAATTTTTCGTGATGGCGTTTTGGCAATGTCAGAAAAATTGCCGCGATTAAAACCAATTAATTCCCCAGCACAATCGCTACCAGATTTATTAAATTTGTATACCTTAACAGATTTCCATTTGGGGATGCTCGGTGATGACTGGGACAATAAAACGGCGGAAGATGTTTTAATAAATTGTTTTTCGGAAATGATCAACAATTCGCCGAAAGCACACACGGCGATTATCTGTCAGCTTGGCGATTTTTTGCATTCTGATTACCCTGGATTGAGAAGTGAAACACCGTTATCTGGACATTTACTAAATAGCGATGGTGAGCCCCATAATATAATTGCATCGTCAATAAAGTTATTACGACGAGTTGTAGACGCGTCACTTACTAAACATGAAAACGTCCACGTTATTATGGCGGAGGGCAACCACGACATTACGTCGTCGATTTGGTTGCGCCATATGTTCGACGCCTTGTATGAAGATAACCCCAGGGTGACGATTGATACAAGTGACCTTCCTTACTACGTCCACCATCACGGCGATACAATGCTTGCTTTCCATCACGGTCACTTAAAAAAGTTTTCTACTTTGACTTCAGTGTTTGCGGCAACATTCCCAGAAATTTGGGGTAAGACAAAATATCGATACGCTCATTGCGGTCACCTTCATCACGCCCAGGTCAAAGAAGATATGGGAATGACAGTAACTCAGCATCGAACACTGGCAAGTAAAGATGCTTATTCTAAAAGGCTATCTTATTTTTCAGAACGAAAAGCAGAATCCACAACCTACCATAAAAAATTTGGTCAAGTCGCATCAAATTATGTAACCCCCGAAATGATTATTTGAGGTAAAAATGCTACCGAATAGAAGAATATGTATAACGCATACTGCTGAGTATGAGAATAATAAAGTACACGTTTCCATCGGATACGATCCCGAAAATTTAGAAATATGTGAGGTCTTTGCGGCAGGGCCAAAGATTGGAAGTTCAGCACAGGCGTTATTGTCTGATATTTGCATTGAGAGGTCACGCGCTTTGCAAGACGGCATACAGCCCTCTTATTTTGCTTCTAGAGCATCACGAACTGACGATGGTCAACCGGTGTCAATTGCCGGGTTTGTGGCTGACGTTTTATTATTGGAGAGTCAAACATGATTACACTTCTCGGAAGTCTGCTTGGTTTTGGTAGTTCAATGCTCCCAAAAGTATTTGAAATTTTTACTGATCGTTCTGACAAGTCGCACGAGCTAAAAGTATTAGAAATGCAGATGAAGGCGCAGTCGCAGGGACACGGAGAGAGACTAGAAGAAATAAATGCCGAAGCTGATATTAAAGAAATTCAAAGTCTGCATCAACACGATAAGCTGACAGGCGTCGGTTTTATCGATGGTCTGCGAGGCTCAGTTCGACCCGTCGTGACTTATGTATTCCTCGCTTTATTTGTTACTGTAGAAATAGTCGCATTATTTTCTTTGATTAACGCTGGCACCAATGCCGGAGACGCGTTGCAAATTATTTGGT